TCACTCGCCGAAGTATTATTTCCAATACTGAATACAGTCGTTGCGGTCGCTCCTGAGTTACTATTGTCCAGTGTCATGCCGAGCTGTGTCGAAGCTGAACCAACAACCCCAAATCGATCTCCACTATTAACCGCGGAGGGATTGACTACGCCGACATAGGAATTTGTCACCGTCAGGTTAGTCACTCCAGCAGTTATTACCTGCCAACCGGATGCGCCGGAGCTATAGACAAGATAACTGTTGCTGAGAGCAGAAGGGAAGAACGTACCACCGGTAACGTTGCCATAAATGCGCTGGTTGGCGGACAATGCAATCGCAGCCTGGTTAGTGCCAAGCGTCGCGCTCGAAATATCATAACCAACGTTGATGTTGCCGGAGGCTGAAAAGGCCGCATCAATTGATGCAGAGCCTTGCGACTGGACCCGTAATCCGAGCCATGTGGTACCCAATGCGCCAGTCGAAACAGATCTATTCAGATTGAACACCCCGCCTATGCACGCAACATCGAATCCTTGATCATTGCAATTCATATCCCCCAATGGTTCAAGATAAACCCCGGCCTGGCCAGCTAGCACTTGACCCCCTATGATGCCACCGGCTGGATTGGCCAGAAATGAAGTTGCTCCTGCACGGGCACTATTCACAAACACATTCCCGAAAAGGACCGTTGTATCACCCTGCCCCAGGGCATCGGCCTTCACATAAATCGCCGATCCGTTAGTCCTCCCAGAATTACTAGAAGTGCTATTATTGAATCCTGACGCATTAGAAAAGTACACATAAATTGACGACATATTCGGATTAACCAAATATCCAGTCGTAGGCTGACCTAGCGTTGTTGCGCCAGTAATATTGTTTCCAACCGCATAATTCAGCTTGCTAAGGTCGCATGAAAATCCATTCGCATAAGAACCAGTACTGCAAATGCTGGATGGCGGTGTAGAAGGAGATTTCTGGGCCAGCAAGGCACTCGGAAGATTGGCAACTCTCCCACTCAAGCCAGCCGAGTCCTGAATCTGACTGGTAGCAGGTCCAGCCACCAGCACATTCCCCACCGCTCCGAAGGGGGTCTGGATGCCCACATCGCCCGGCACGATGCTCCTGGACTGTCCAAAAGCCTCTTGCCCAAATAAGAGCAATGCAAGAGCCGCAAAGATCGGAAAGATGGTTTTCATCATACTGGCACCAAAAGATTAGCTGATACGGGCTTCTTTGCTATCAACCTTTGCAGAGCCATTTCCAGCCCCACGCATTGGCTGCTGTTCCTGATCTCTCTGCTGCTGTATCTGCTGGGCTATCGTATTGATGATAGCCCCAGACTGCTTGTACGGCATTTCAGCCAGCATATTGATGATCTGTACCCAGACCTGTTCTTCGAACTCAATACGGAGCATCATGGCAGCATCTTATAGATAAGAGACTTTTGAGTAGGAGCACCTGAGTCCAATGTGAAGAACACCTGCTCCAACGCACCTTGAGCAGCCGTCACGTCCGCAGCCACAATGTCTGATCGCGGCACCCCAGGTCCCATCCCGCTAAGTTGAAAGTATCGATCCACCAACGATGGATCTTGCTTCAGTTGATCGTCTGCAGTTCTTAACTGCTGCACAACCTGAATGAACTGGACATTCAGTTGGAAGAAGTTATTCATAAAGGTCAGTGGGTTACTCACGTCAGTTGTACCTTTCTGATTGTGCCTGCTGCGTTATAGCAGAGCCAAGTTGCACCGCCGCTGGTGTCGTTGATAAGGGCACAAGTGCCAGAGGGAAGATCGCCCGCCGCAGGTGCTCCAGCTTTCTGGAAACCATCGATGGCAATCAGCCGGACTGTGCCGGTGCCCCCAGCCTGCGTTCCGATGGTGAAGACGTTGGCAGTAGGGTTCCAGTCGAGGATGGCCCGCTCGTAATTGACCATCGCTGGCGCAGTCGCATCCTGCAAATTATAAATGTGCAATCCATTGGCTTTGCTATTGACTATATTATATCCCAAGCTCCACACGTTCGCGGTCGTGAAGGCATAATCAAGGTTTATATTGGTGGGGGTACCATCGGTGAGAGTAATAGTGTTACTATATGCGGCGGTAGGCCCAAGATACCCCCCGATCCAAGTGTTGTTGGAAGAATTACCGTTTAGATTATAACCTGCTTGATGACCGACTAGAATGTTCTGGGAACCGCTGGCTATGTTGAAACCAGACTTCTCGCCAAACCCAACATTACCGCTACCTTCGTTATTCTGAAATGAGGATATTCCTATGGCAACGTTATAATTTCCATGTGCATTGGTATACAATGCCCGAGTTCCGATCCCGACATTATTTCCACCATCCAGATTGCCATATTGCGCTTCTTGTCCTATCGCGGAATTATTTGATCCGGAAGTCAGGTTGTACAGGCTTGTCATACCTATACCGACATTGGCGCTCGAAGCTGTAGATAGCTGCATAACCGCAGTGCCAATTCCGACATTCTGGACACCGGTTGTTATCGACTTTAACGCTGAAGTGCCAATGCCAGTGTTCTGATAACCTGTCGTTAAATTGGCAAGAGCCCCATCGCCTGTCGCAAAATTGCTGTAACCTGTCACCCCGACGCTTCCGGAATTTCCTTCAAACCAATTGTTTCCTAAAGCATTCGAGACTTCATATAGCGCCCGCACGCCATTGAAAGACAGCGTGGCCGATGTAGAAGATACGGCATTGCCAATCTTGAGATTGAGAGTCGAATCATCCCAACTCAAGCCGGTGGCGTCCTGTGCTAAATTCCCGCCAGGATCGATATAAAGAACACTTCCCCCTACGCCGTGCACAACAGAGTCACCGATTACTGTACCAACAGAACGAGAAGAAGGTGGAGGAGGAGAGGACTTGTATGGATGCGTCGGGGCGAGATTGCCTTGCAAGCCCCATTTCCACGCCAGATAGCCTTCTTGTTTCTGCCGATCTGCGGTGGATTGTGCCGCGTTCGTGAAATAGATCTCGGCAATCCATCCGTCGAGGGCATAACCCAACCCGGTTGACGCCCCCAAATTTGGAGCAGTCGCGTTCCAAGCTACCGTGTTGGTGGTTGTACTGAACAGCGGCGAGGTCCCGCCAGATGATCCCCCGGTACCACCATCGACATAAAGCCTGTGATCGCTGGCGGCTGTGATCAGTGAAATAATACGATAGGATGTTAGCGGCGCGGTTGGAGTACCGCATGGGTGATACACGGTCGAACCGAAATTAGTGGCGAGAGTCCCATCAAGATACGGCCAAGTGCCATAAGCATTTGGCCCCTGTCCAAAGTCCATCATGGCATTGTAAGTGGCTGCACTGACCACCTTGTAAACCATGTACATTGAGGCGGCTGTGGCCGTATTCAGCATTGCGAGGGCAAACTGATAATATGACTTGTTGGCATCCGTGAACCGAAGGGTATTGAGACCATTCAGATCAGCTACTGCCAAGGTGCCCTGGTTTCCTGTCGTGGCCTGTGACAGGCCAAAACCACTTCCAGACGAATCCGTGATCGTCGGTTGCGAACTTCCAGCGCTTCCTGTTAAAAGATCCATTTGGTACCAGCCCCGAAGGGTGGTGCCAAAAACGGCTGGGGTATACGGAGATGAAAGACTAGTGGTCCATGTTCCATCCCCACGCCAGAACGTTTCAGCACTGGCAGAAGTACCGGAATCAAACACGGACACTGGAAGATTAGTTGTCTGTGCCAGAACCGACCCAGTGCCAACCATCAAGGCTTCACCTGCGGTACCACCAGTAATGGCACCACCGATGGACATGCCTCCACCGCCACCACCTGATGGCAGCGAAGACCATGGCACTGACTTCAATGCACCTGATGCCGCATTGTCCTGCAACAGCAATTGATCGGTGGAAGCTGGCGTGGTCTTGGCGGTCAGGCTGCCGATCGTGAAGGCTGCCGGTGTTGCCGTCGATCCTGTCGGGTTTCCTTCCAACGTCCAAGCAGCAGCAGATGGAAGGCTGGCAGTAGGGGCTGCCCACGTCCCATCACCACGCCAGAAGGTCGTGCTGGAAGCACCCGTGCCAGAATTGAGATTGCCTATCGGCAGGTTACCTGCGTAAGAGGTAGTGATGCCAGTAGTGCCTGAACCACTGACAGCTCCAGATAGAGTAACGGTCTGATTGCCAGTCAGGTAGCCAAGACCCTTCACGAAGGCGGTAGTGGCCACGTTCGTGGAGTTGTCTGTGCCTGCCACCGTCGGGCCAGTCAGGGCTCCGGTAAAGTTAGAAGTCCCGTTGACACCGAGGGTGTCAGTGGAGTCATTCCAATTGAGGTTGGTGTTATCTTGGCCCAAGACCCCGCCAGGACCCACGAATAGAACGCTATTGGGAGTGCCTCCAGTGATGGCACCGCCAATACTCATCCCCCCGCCACCAACAGCCGATGGGTTGAAGATTACACTCATCTGACACTCGGCGCTCTCGCGAACCACAGTGTCCCGCCAAGGGTCACCGAGCCCGCGGCATTAATCACGAAGTTGTCCCCGTCGTTGCACATGAGGGGAAGCTGGATAAAGTCTTGGACTTGGGCGCCGTTGGCGAGGAAGGCCAACGGTCCCGTCAGCGCAGTCGATCCGGACTTGAAAGTGAGGGTCACTCCAGCCGACACAATGAAGAAGAACTGCATCACAGCGATCCGAGTGCCAACTGCGCCAGTCACCACGACCTGATCCCCCGATCCCGTGAAGTTGAGAGGGACCTGATCGTAGAAGGGAACTAGATCGTCGCGGAGAAGCATGACTTCCTCATGGGAAGGTTGCGTACCAGACCATCACGGCCATGCCCACCGTTGCCCCGGTTGTCACCACACACAGCGCATTCGACACCGGCAGGGAATAATACGCAGTCTGCTGTCGATCGGCCGAGGGCGCGGTCGAGGTCACACTGAACGCGGGGGTAAAAGTGGTTGTACCAGTGCCGCAGGTGGCACCAGTACCATATTCGAGTTGGAATGTAGTTGAGGCAGATTGGTTCGAGGTTACGTGCCATCCACAGATGCTGACGACCGTTCCGGTCACCGCCGAGATTAACGACGTAGTCGTGGCCGTCGCTGGACTCACGTTCGCCACCTTATTGCAGCTGATGAGGTTCGGTGGGCCCACCGCCGTCTGAGCCCAAGCGGGCCCGTCAAAAAGGAGGGCCGCACCAATCACCAAGCTCGGGAGGATTGACTTCTTCATGATGCGGCCCTCAAGGTTTCACTTATGCGGTGTCACGACCGGCTGGCTTCCACCCGGAGGCTGTGGCTTTCCGCCACCACCAGGCGGCAACCAAACCAGAATCCATCCATACACAGGTGAATAGTACCACTGCCACCCTTCGGATATCCCACCTCCAGGAGGGGCAATCGGTGGTTCTGTCGGGACCTCCGGCGGCTCCGGTAGCACAATCGGATGCGACGCCTCCGGCGGATAATAGATCGGGGGTGCCACTACAGGCGGCCCACCCGCTGGCGGAAAGTAGATCGGCGGCGTTGGCCACGGACCCGGAGGTCCCGAGATCCCCGGCGGATAATAGATCGGCGGTGCTACCACCCCAGGCGGCGGATTCACCACCGGCGGGATGTAGATTGGAGGGGTAGGCATCGGCACGTTCCCGCCTCCCCAAATGCCCGGAGGCGACTCCGGCATAATCGTCCCCATCCCATTAATCGTCACTTGTTTCGTATTACCTTCAGAGTCGGTGATCGTACCGACAATGACAACTGATTGCGCCATTTCACTCTCCTGTTGGTTAACGAGCCCTGTACCAGCTGTTGGTAGATAGAACATAGACAAGCTGAATGCTGGATCCGGCGGCCAGCGTTCCCGCGGCGGTCGAACCCACAACGGTCGAGCCGTCGGTAGTGGCGACAGTTCCCGCGGTGAAGGCACCCGCCGCCCCATTCACCCACACGAAGGCCTGGCCATCGTACGGTTGTGCCGGCAACTGCACATTCAACGAAGTCGACGCAACGGTAGAGATCAGAATCCCCTGTGTGTTTGCCAGCACCGGGGACAGTGTACCAGTTGTCTGTGACGTTAGAGAGGGGTTGGCTCCGCCACGGATCTGCGCCGTCGGAACAAAGATGGAGGTCCCACCGGGACCCCCAATCGCCACCTGCACCACCTCGTTCCCCGTCAACGAGCGGGACCCAAGGCCCGTCTGGGCCAAGGCGTAGCCTCCGGCGAGGGCGGCAATGACCACCCCCGCAATGAGGCATCTGGATCTGGTCATTGCCTACCCCCTTCAGTTGGCGATCACGATGCCCGGCGGATACCCACCGATGACACCGGCCGTGGAGCTAATCTGATCGAACCGATCCAGTACGATCGTGCCCTCGATCCCGCCCGTGCCCGTCCAGGTGAAGGTGCCCGAGGAGATGAAGTTGAGCTGGAGATACCGGGGCGGAGGCTGCCCCGCGACCGTGCGGGGCACGTCAATGTTGGCCAGGTAGGCCCCCGCCACCGCAGTGGCCAAAAGGACCGAAGGCCCGGTCCACATGACCACATAGGAGCCGGGAGTGTTGTTGCCGGCATCCGGAGCGCCCGAAAGCTGGACCTGGATGCTGGTCCCACCCGCCAAGGCTTGCGTGCAGACCACCAGCAGCTTCATCGCGGGGTCGTCACCGATCCCGATATCGCGGGCACCACCACCGCCTGCGGCGGTCGCGGGAATGCCGTTGACTACACCGAGGTCGATGATGTTGGAGGCGGCTTGCGTCCCGGTTGTGGGCCGGTCCGTGTTCAGACCACCGGCATAGGTGATACCGGCAGACGCACCGTTGCTAGTGCCAGTGAACATTAATGAGTTGTCGAGAATCATGGTTTGCTCCTCAGGTCACTTGGGCTTCGTTGTTCAGGATCGCATCGACGGTCCTGACCGGAATCCCGCGGAAGGTGGTTACTGGCTTGCCGTCGAACTCCTCAATCCTGAGCAAGACGTTGGTCTTGTTCATTGCTTGAAGGTCGAGGTAGGTCCGGATCACACGGTTACAGTAGATAACCGTGCGGCCCATATCGGCCCTCACTTCGGGGGTGTCCGACGTCTGGATGGTAGTAGCCATAGTCGGCGCAGTGGGGAGACGATACAGGCCGCGAACCAGCAGATTGATAAGGTTCGCTGCCGAGACGCCCGTCAGCTGAGTCACATCGATATTGGCGATGCGAACGGCGTACCGCCAATCCCTCTGGACCAATCCGATCTCCCATTTGAAGTGGTCCCGATACGCTTGGTAGGTGTTGCCGCTTGTGTCCTGCACAGGCCACTCACCCATGTCGCGGTGTTGGAGGCCGGTGATTTTGCCTTTTGGAAAAGTCGCGTGGAGCGTGTCAGCACCCCACACCACGATCCAAAGGCTCGTGTTGGTGTTGGAGGTTCCACCACCATCCAGCACGTTGGCTGCGGTCTGGGAGTTGGCCGCGGTCTTCGTCGAGTATCGTGGAGCGAGCCCCGTAAAGCGCTCGGGATTCACGAACTGGTTTCCGTAGATCAGGGTCGCGGCTACCTGTTGGGACATGCCTTCGAGGAAAGCACGAACTTCTGACAGCCTGAAGTCAGCGGTGTTACCGTTCAGATCTGCGATGTCCTTATCGATCACCGCGTAGGTTTCGAGGTTGCCGCAAGTGTCGACGATCTGGGCCGTCGTGGACTTTGCGTTCGGCACGCCTTGGTTCAACAGTCTCCACGTAGCCTGTGGGAGGCCTGTTCGAACTGTGGTTTTGTGCCCGGTAGGAAGGTTGCCCTCGACGACCAGCAGATCGTCAAGGACTTCGTTGGTCTGGCTGAGCAATTCAATGATGACGGCCACTCGATAACCGTCGTCCATTCTTTTGGCCCAGTCAGCGTACGTTAATGCCGTAGCGCCAATAGTTGCCATTTAAGGCTCCTGTATAAGGGTTCATTTCCGGTCTTCTCCTCCGTTCCCCTCTGGGCTCAGCCGTTCAACCGCCATGCGGTGGGGTCAAGATGGTAAATTCGGGTACATCGCCGCAGCCGCCGTTCGCGGCTTCTCGTCGGGTGCCTTCTGGCCCTCGACGCTCGGACCTCTGCCACTTACGTGGCCCGGTTCGGTCACCATCTGGGCCAGCTTCCAAAAAGTCTTCACAAAGGCGGGGTGGTTGCCCGCGCCGGTGATGTCCATCGCCTGACGGAACTCCTGTGCGAGCTTTGGGTCGCCCAGACCATCAATAGCTTTGGCTACCGTCGTTTTGATTTCTGGGAGCCGCCCGCCGAGGTCTTTGTCGGCTTTGATTTCGTTGACCCACTGCTTCTGAGTGTCGGCCCAGAGACGATAGGGGGCTTCACTCGCTTCGCTCGCCTTCGCCACGTAGAAATCAAGGAGCTTCTGAGCCGAAGGCTGGTCAAGGCCGATCTCCTTAAACAGGGTTGAGACTTCCTTGCCGACGGTCTCGTCCATTTCGTAGCCGTCGGGCATCTTGAACTCATAAGCTTCTGGGACCTTGGTCGGGTCGTTCGAGACCCGCTCGTTGAGCAACGAGGTCGGGTCCTTCGGTGCTTCTTTCGGTGCCTCCTCTGGAGCCGTCTTGGCCGGGGCGTCAGCCGGCTTCAGCGAAGGAGTCGGGGTCTCCGGCTGGTTCGTCGGGGGTGGCGTCACCGACTTGATCTCCCCCGTCTCCGTCCGCGCTGCTGCTTCGTTCGGCAATGCTGTCTCTGACATTGGCTTCCCTCATCATCTGAATGTACTCGTCGGGGCAGGTCATCACATCGTTCAGCAACTGAAGGCCAACGTTACGCTCACCTTCGCGGAAGGCGGACTCGTAGGCATTGGTTGAGAAGGACGTTGCAAATACATGGCACACCGTTAGACGTTCGTGGACCCATTGGCGGCCCTGGGTAGTAGACATTAGGGTCTGAATGGTTTCTCGACGGGCACGTGTGTCAAGCCGTGCCTGCTTTTCAAGGCGGCGAACATCTTTGCGGTTGGCAGCATTAAAAGTCATGGCCTGACCCCAGTCATCATCTGCAGGGCGTTCTGGCCCCCTCCGACGTCGGTCTGCGACAGGGTTTGGCCGGCGGCGGCCATCTTCTGGGCAGTGTCGGCGGACTGGGCCATCTGCTGGGCCTGCTGGTCTTTCTGGCGCTGGGCGCGGATCTGCGTCAGTTCCTGCGGGGACCGAATGATCTTCGGGTCATTGTTCATCAGCGCCGAGTACTTGTCGAGGGCATAGTCGATGTCGAGGTTGTCCATCACCGCAGGGTCCACTGCAACGAGGGACCCAGCGATCTGCAATAGACGTTCGATTCCAGATGTGGCTGCAGCCGCTTGTGCAGTTGCAAGCATGGAAACGAACTCGACGTTAATGGGCCATCCCTGTATTTCTGGCGGAGATGGGGGCAGAATTCGGGCCCGAGACATAATTGAGAAGACTCGTTCGATGATCGGAGAGAGCAACTCGTACTCAATTCGATCGAGGACGGGTCCGAGCATGATGAGGGACTCTGCCCTTCGAGCGTCGATCTCTGTGGCTGAGACATTGGACCTCGTTTCGAACTGGGAGATGGTTTGAAACAAGTTGTTGAAGAAGGTGTCTTTGATGCGTTGGCGGACTTCGTTGAGGTCCTCCATCATACCCTTAATATCAGGTTGGATGGTGTAGGCAGGCTGAAAGCCAATCTTCGCGCTTTGTGCAAGCCCTGTCACGTAGGTGACGCCGCCAGGGAGCAGGGAGGCGGGCTGGTTCTTAAGTTGAGTATCAGCAAGCATTGGCGGGTTCACGTGCTTGTCGATGGCCTGCGCCTTGCGGCGGACCTCTTGCTGAAGTTGCTTAACATCCGGCAAAGCATCCATTCCAGGGCTACGCCCATAGGCATCATTGCTAACCAGATCCCATCGGACAATAATGTGAGGTTTTTCATGGAAGCCTCGCTTGCGTAGGAATGCTTCGCGGATGGCCGGGCCGGCATTCTGCGTTGTGCTGGATTGGCCCCACACCCAATAGACATCCCGATACGCAAAGTGCT